TTTACCTGTTTGAACGGATTAAGTATATATAGAGATTGTTTTTATTTTACTATGTACTGCAAGGCTTTTTGGAGCCTTGCTAGACTGTACAGACTAACTGTACAAACTGTACTTAATAGGCGGGATAGTACTGCCATAAGGGGACCTATGGCATCAGGATTTCAAAAGGGTAAAGACCACCATCTGGTCAAGAACCTTAAAGTTGTACAGGACGCAGTCCTAGAACGTATCAAGTCTGGCTACACCATCCAAGCGGCTATGGCATCTGAAAACAAGAAAGCAGATACCATCCGTCAATGGATGCGCCGAGACCCCGACTTTGCCAGGGCCCTTGAAGAGGCCAAGGAAGAGGGAACCAAGCAATCCTTTGATGCCCTAGGGCTAACCAAGGAGTCAATTGAGTTCTCAGACTTCTCACAGATGTTTTTGGGACAGACAGTATTTCCACACCACCAGGACTGGGTAGACCTTTTAGAGGGATACGAACCCACCTGGCTACACCCTTCTATGATTTATGAGCCTGGGGAGAACAATAGACTTCTGGTGAACGTACCGCCAGAACATGCTAAGTCCACCGTCATCACGGTGAACTACTCGACTTACCGCATCGCTCTCAATCCCAACGTCCGCATCATTGTGGTCTCAAAGACTTTGAATAAGGCTAGAGAGTTCGTTTACGCTATCAAGCAACGATTGTCTCATCCACGCTGGCTAAAACTGCAGACCGCATATGGTCCAGATGGCGGGTGGAAAGAAGACGCTGATACTTGGAAAGCCGATACAGTCTACCTTGGGGGCGATGCGCGTAACTCCAGCGAGAAGGACCCTACCCTCCAAGCCCTTGGTATGGGCGGCCAGATTTACGGTGCCCGTGCTGACCTGATTATCCTTGACGACTGCATCACTACTGCCAATGCCCATGAGTGGGAAAAGCAGATGGACTGGCTGCAGAAGGAAGTTATTACCCGTCTGGGCAAGAACGGCAAACTGCTAGTGGTTGGGACACGAATTGCTGCTAACGACCTTTATAAAGAACTTCGTAATGCTAAGCATTGGTCTGGGGGTAGGACTCCCTTTACTTACATGGGGATGCCTGCTGTCCTTGAATATGCTGAGGAACCCGAAGACTGGGTTACACTCTGGCCTTTCTCGGATACACCGTGGGACGGTGACGATGACACACCTACAGAAGACGGCCTCTACCCTAAGTGGGACGGCGAAACCTTATTTAAGAGACGCAGCGAAGTTACCCCATCAACCTGGGCACTCGTCTATCAACAAGAAGACATCCAAGAAGATTCTATCTTCCCGCCCGTGTTGGTGCGGGGAGCCACGAATGGGATGCGAAAAAGAGGACTGCTAAGTGCAGGTGCTGCAGGACATCCTTCTAAGGTACAGGCTCATACTGTAATTGGCTTTGACCCCGCCATGGCGGGTAACGCTGCCTTTGTTGTTGCAGCATACAACAGAGAAGACGGCAAGATTTATATTCTTGACTGCATCAATATGGAAGAACCTACACCTCAAAAGATTCGTGCAGCAATTGAAGAGTTGACTATCAAGTACAAGCCACAAGAGTTTCGTGTAGAAATCAACGCCCACCAGAAAGCATACTCACTAGATGAAGAACTCAGACAATGGCTTGCTTCTTACGGCGTACGACTTGATGCTCACTTTACAGGCAAAAACAAATGGGACACATCTTTCGGCGTTGCCTCAATGTCCAACCTCTTTGGAACAGAACGCGAAGGCAAGTTTCAAAACAATAACATCATTGAACTACCATCCTCAGAAGGTTCTGAAGGATTAAAGGCTTTAACTCAGCAACTACTTACGTGGAAACCTGATACTAAAGGTAAGACAGATACTGTTATGGCTATGTGGTTTGCCGTTATTCGCATCCGCGAACTAATGCAACAAGCAAGCAATAGTGCTACCTATGCTTACAACAGATGGGCTACAAAAGCACAGACAAATAAACGATACGCCATTAACCTCGATGAGGCTTTCTCAGAGCAGTGGCAAGACATATACGGATAAGGATTGACCATGGCTCAAACTGGGCAAGCAGCAAGAAGTATTAAGAAGAAGACCGATGCTATGCCAAAGGTCTCTGCTCAAAAACTTTTTAAAGATGCAGCAGTTAATACTGCTATGCTTGTTGGTCCTGGCAAGTTTCTTAAGGCTGGCAAGATTATAAACAAGGCTGCTCAAGTTATTGGCAAAGACGCTAAAGTTGTAAGTGCAACAAAAAAATCTGCTGCTATTAAAAAGAAAATGGATGCAGTTGATGCTGCAGATGCTAAGGCATCTTCTGATGTTGCTACTCAAGTTAAAGCAAATATTAATAAAGCAGAAGCATCTGGGAAATATAAAAAGACTACTGTTGGTCCTAGAAAACCATTAGCAAAGCCAGAACCTGCAAAACCAACAAGAGCGCAAACTTTAAAGGCTGATAGAAAACGAGATTTAAAAGCAGAAAAATATAAAGGTTCACTATCTAAAGAAAGAAAACCTTTATCTAAAGAGCCTAGATTAAGCAACGATACTAAAAAATTATTAGAAAAGTTCCAAACTCCTAAAATTGAACCACCAGCAACAAGAACAGGTCTTGGTGGCATGATTGGTGAATCACGCCCATTAGCAAAAGGGCAAAGACGACAAGCAGCGGCTGAAGAATTAAAAACACGCCCAATTATAAAAAGAAAATCTAATCCTGAAGATATAAAAACTGCTCGTATTGAGGCTGCTAAGGCTGCTAAGGCTGCTAGAATTGAACGAATTCAATCATTAAGAAAACCAGTAAAACCAGCCAAATCAAAAACAAAACAAAAATTAACAAAAAATAATAAAACAGGTAAATATGATAAAGAAGCAAACGAGCAAGATTTAACAGGTACAAGAGATGTTCAAACAGTACGTGGTAAAGCATATCCTGAAGGTCGTATATCACGACCAAGCCGTAGTGGTAAAACAATTGAATCTAGAACAAGTCAAAACCCTGAAAGCAGGGGAAACAAAGTTAAAGCAATTGATGAAAAGTTTAGAGACAAGCAAAGTGGGAAAGCGGCTACTGACAGAGATGTTGAAGCACGTGTAAATGAAGGAATGAAAACATATTTTCCAAAAGCAAATCCTAATAAAAGACTCCCACGTAAAACTGTAGAAGATAGACTTATCCAACTTAAAAGACAAGCACGTTCAAAACGAGCAGAACAAAATAAAAGAGAAGCAAAAAGTGCGGCAACTCATGCTAAATTAACTCCAGCACAAAGATTAAGAGTTAAAAAGGCAGTAAGAGAAACTGTTGAAAATTCAAAAAAATCAAGACAGTCACAAAGTAAACCTAACTTTAGTCGTAATGTTACAACTAGAAAATCTTCTAATACAAAATCAAATAGACCTATTAAGAAATAACCGTTAGGATAATAATGGCATTAACAATAGAGCAGGTAACGGCACGGGTTGACTCCCTGCGTTATCGCAATCACGAACGTGATGCGCGTAACCTTGATGTACTTGCCGTACGTAAAGGAAAGATTGCTCAGGTATATCCTAACTTCTTCCCAGAAGGTGTTGATGCTAACGTAGTAGCAAACTTTATTGACATTGTTGCACGTGACTTATCTGAAGTTATGGCTCCGCTTCCAGCGGTTAACTGCTCTGCAGCCAACCAAGTATCTGATAGAGCACGTACCTTTGCTGATAAGCGCACTCGTATTGCCTCTAACTATTTCCAACACTCAGACTTAGCAGTACAGATGTACTCAGGTGCTGACTGGTATCTAACATATGGATTCGTCCCGTTCATTATTGAACTAGACGATGAAGCAAAACTGCCACGTATCCGCATAGAAAATCCTATTGGGGCTTACCCAGAGTTTGACCGCTATGGACGTTGTGTGGCATTTGCTAAACGTTACTCTATGACACTCGGTGAACTAGTATCTCAGTTCCCAGAGTATGATAGAGAACTTCTTGGACAAGAAGGCTATAAGCAAGACCTGAATGCAACAATTGAGATGGTTCGTTATTACGATAAAGACCAATCCATAATTTATGTACCACGTAGAGAGAACCTAGTTCTTTCTCAGGCTGCTAACCCACTTGGTAAAATGATGGTTGTTGTTGCACGTAAGCCATCTATTGATGGTGAAATGCGTGGACAGTTTGATGACGTACTTGGTATTCAGTTACTGCGTAACCGATTTGCATTACTTGCAATGGAAGCGGCAGAGAAGTCAGTACAGGCACCAATTGTTCTACCGCAAGATGTGCAAGAACTACAACTTGGTGGTGATGCGGTTATTCGCACAGCCAATCCAGCAGGCGTACGCCGTGTAGAACTTACTCTACCGCAAGGTGCATTTACTGAACAAACAATTCTTAATCAAGAACTGCGTGTTGGTACACGATACCCTGAATCTCGTACTGGAAACATAGATGCATCTATTGTTACTGGTCAAGGTGTACAGGCTCTTATGGGAGCATTTGATACACAAGTTAAATCTGCGCAAGCAATCTTTGCTGCAACACTTAGGGACATTATTAGTCTTTGCTTTAATGTAGATGAAGTAATCTACCCAGAAGAAAAAACAATTCGTGGAGTAGATTCGGGTTCACCTTATGAAATTACATACAAACCAACCAAAGACATCAAGAATGATTATTCTGCTGATGTCCGTTACGGTATGCTTGCTGGTCTTAATCCAGCGCAAGGTCTTATCTTTATGCTTCAAGCACTTGGAGGAAAACTCATCAGCCGAGATATGGCTATGAGAGAACTACCATTTACAGTTAACGTAACACAAGAATTAGAAAAGATTGAAATTGAAGAAATGCGCTCTGCGCTACTTGGTTCACTTACGGCATATACACAAGCAATTCCACAGATGGCTACTCAAGGTCAGGATGCTTCAGATGTTGTTCGTAAGATTGCTGCGGTAATAAAGGCTCGTCAAAAGGGACAAGCATTAGAGGACGCGATAGAAGCAACCTTTGCTCCGCAACAAGAGGTTCCTCCTGCTGGTGAACCAACTAATGCGGTTGAGCAAATGTCCCCTGCTCCCGAAGGTATGCCAGCAGGAGGTTCTCCAATGCCAGAACAACCACAGGCTAGACCAGATTTGCAAACAATGTTAAGTAGTTTAAGTGGTGGTGGACAAGCAAGGTCAGCAGTAAGCACTACTAGAGAACGAGCAATTTAAGGAGCAATCATGGCAACATCTCGTAAGAGAACAGTTAAAACAGTTGCTGATGAAGGTTACTCAAAGTTAGACCAGTATGCAATTGAACTGCATGAATTTTATAAATCATTACGTAGAGCAGGATTTACGGTTGATAACGCTTTGTATATTCTTTCTGCAAAACAAGCGTATCCTGAATGGATGCAAAATGTATCAATTGAAGATATTAAAAAACATATAGAGGATGAGGAGGACGAGTAATGGCAGAAGTATCAGGACCAGCATCACAGTCTAAACGTACAGACTTAGGTGTGCTTAAGCAAAGTACAAAGCCAATACAAGCCACTCAACCAATGCAATCATATACTGGTGGCGCATACGGTAATAATAAATCTATGGCAATGCAACAGGCTGCTGCACCATTAGCAGGTAATCCAATGCCAACAATGCCAGAAATGCCAGCAATAGTGGGATTAGATGCACCAACACAGTTTCCAGATGAACCTCTTTCTTATGGTGCAAACTATGGTGAAGGTCCAGGACTAGATACTTCAGGTATACGTGGTATGGGTCAACCTACTATAAGACAAGCAGTTTATCGTGCAATGCAGTTTGACCCTAGCGGAGAATTAGAAGCGATTTATAACAGATTGAACCAATAATGTCAGGTCTTTATCCAGATAAATTACCTGCTACATCTAAAAACTTTAATCCAAAATATGTTGAATATAACCCAGGTCTTTATGCTGCCATAAATGCAGGACAACCATCACCAGAAGATGCTTTTCAAATGGCTGAGATTCAATATCTTCAAGCAAAACATGCTGAACTAAACAACATGAAAAACATAAATGCTGCTAGAAAACAATTTTCAGAACTTGCACCTGCTATAAAAGAAAATATTTTAAAATTAAATCCTGATTATGCATACCAAAGAGACCCTAGTGTTTTAGCATATGCTGCAGAAAATCTATTAAGCGGCATAAAAAATATTTACAAATCACCATTTCAAACAGCAGGAAAAGCAATAACTGGTCTTTATAATACAATATTAAAAACACCTTATAATATAGCAACTGGTACTGCAGAAGCATTTGTTAAAGATGTAAAAGCAACAGATTTAAATACTGCTATGGGTCAAGTTAATTTTCCTGCTGTTGCGTCTTATTTAACAACTGCAAAGTCTTGGCAAACTGCATGGACTGGTAAAGATAACTGGCGTGAAAATGATGTTAGAGTTATTGATGAAACTCACGGTAAAGGTTTATCTGCATTAATTCGTGGACAAATAGATGGTAAAAAACCAGGAGATATTTACCGTGAATACGGTGGATATAACTATGAAATGCAAACTGCAATTGCTGCACAGAGTGATTATAATGCGTATCTATTTGGTGTTGCTACTAATCAAACAGAAAAGTACCCATTAACCATTGCTGGTAAGGCATACGAAACTGCACTTTCTGATATAAGTTCTAGACAAAAAGAATTTGGTAATGATTTAACAAATTTTATGAACAAGAATTTTCCGCCGTCAAAGGCTGGTCGTATTGGTCAATTAATATTTAGTTCATTTCGTAATCCATTATGGGCAACGTATGAAGACAGAGTAGCAGCAGGGGTTGAATCAAAAGAAGTTAACCAGTGGAGAATTGCTAATCCAAATCCATTTTCAAAAGGCAAACAAACATCTGACCCATCTGGGTTTTTTCAGTTTGAATATGAATTAGTTGCAGACCCATTAACGTATCTCACTGGTGGTGGTTCTAAAGGACTAGGTCTTTCTGAAAAATTAGTAAAAAAGTTTAATGATGCTGGTGCTGCTGGAGTTTCAAATGAAATTCGCGTTGCAGACCTTTTTAAAAATCAAAGATTTTCTAGTATTCATTCTCGCCTAGTTGATGAATTAAATGTCTTGCGTTTGGCTAGAACTAAAGAAGATAAGAGTGTTGCTTATCTATCACGTGAAAGAATTAAACAAAACTTTCCACATTATGATAATGATATTACAATTAAACATCTTCTTGATACTAAGGTACTTGATAAAAATGGCGTAGAAGTTAATGTAACAGATTTGGAAACTTTAAAAAGTTTCTTTATTCGTGGTGAAATGATTGATTACATTACACATGGATACAGAAACAATATAGGTTACTTTAATGACAATCATATTATGCTTGAAAGGTCTACTCGATTAATAACCGATAGATTTAGGGCAAGATTTGAACGCATAGTTAATGATGCAGATGTATCTAAGCCTAAAGAAACACTGGCAAGTGGTGGACTTACTAAAAAGATGCAAATTGTTACAGATGCATTTGCTAATGCTGGTAAATTTCCAACAAAACTTGCTGATGACCCTGAATTAATAGCAACAGTCAAGTCTTTAACAAGACATGGTACTGTTATTCAAAGAACATACAACAGAGCAATGGCTGCACATCCATCAAATGTTGTAATACATACATCTAATGAGTTTGTCACTAGTTCTCAATCTGCTTATAGGGATTTTGCAAGAATCCTTACTGGAGATAAGGCAATGGCTAATCTAATGACTGAGGTTTATACAGACCTTCCACCAAATGATAGATTTAATATGCTTTATAGTACAGTTAAATATTATCTTGATAAAATTGGTGCTCCAGAAGAATATCAACGTCAGGTATTAGAATCTACTTTTGGTGATGTTGCTGGTTTTGGTCCAGTACCAGAGTTTAAAGTACCAACACATCTTATTGACGATACAGAATTGCGGGTTGCGCCTGGTACAAGCCAGCCACTCCACTTAACTCGTGGCGTTAGTATGCCAAACTTTAATAAGATACATAAAGATTTGTATGACCTTAGTGGTTGGGATAATTTTGGATTAAAGTTTGTTAAGTCCCTTACTTATTCTACTTTTGCTAACATTACAAATGGTCTATGGAGTCTATTGCTTTTGTTCCCAAAGATTGCAGCAAAGGGAGCAACGGACGAGTCTGTTCTTAACGGATTAACAAACTCTTATAAGGCAATTTTTAGTATACTTACTCGTCAAGGTGCAGCAGCATCTAATGTACGTGCTGCCGTTACTGGCAAAGAAGAAACAATAGGCTTAATTAAAGCCAAGATACTAGGTGATAACTCACCACACAAGTATATTTCACCTGCTACTCGTGCAAATATGCAGGAAGATGTAATTGTAAAAGAAGCCACAATGCTTCCTAGCGGAAGAATAGTACAGGCTAATGAATGGGTTAGTGCTGATGAGTTTCATGGTGCTCCATATCTAGACCGTTTAGTTTCTATGGGTATTGCTAAATATGGTGGAAAGTTATCTACTCGCAGAAAAGAAATACTAGCGAGTGAGTTAGCAAACAACTCTCACTCTATGCATGCTCATTCATTGTCTTCTGTTGGTAGAACATTAGGTAATCATGAAGTAGATGGCAGTATTGTTGCTGAGATGTATGGTAAAAATAATTTAACAAAAGCATTAGATGAAGCACATATGGAAGAAAAAGGTATACGTGCAAAGTATCTTGCAAAACTAAAGGGAACAAATGTTTTAAGACAAACTGGAGACTTTGAAATTCGAGATATGGATAAACTTTCTCAGTCTGATAAAACTGTAGTTCATTATACAAACTTTTGGCAGTACTTTGCAAGAAACGTATGGACACATAAGCCTACTAAGGTTGCCGTTGACTACGGTGATTTCTTTATTAAGCACAATGCAATCCGAACTAAAGAAGACGGCAAAGCATTTGTTGAAGATATAATGAATGAGATTGGATTTACCCGTAATTCTATGGGTGAATGGAAGCCTCGTAAAACTCAACTAGGTATTGAACCAGATGGCACTCCAATTATTAATGATAAAATTTCAAAAGAAACTATTGAAGCATTCTTAACAGATTTTAGACAAACATCTCAAATGCAACTAGCAGGACTATCACCAGACCAGATTGCAGAAGCATTGATTCGCAACTCGCGTGACGAATTGTATACAATCTTTCATGGTTCAGCAGATGATTTTAATGAAAACCTGCTTAATATGATTAACTTTAAAATAAATGAAGGTTTAGAAAAAGTAGCCAATCAAGGACCATATGCTGATGTTATTGGTGAAGGCAGCGCACTTGCTAAATGGGCAGAGAATCAATCTAAGGCTTCTTATCATATTGCAAAGATTGCATTTAATGAGTTTGAAGATGTAACAGTTGGCTATGGACTAAAGGCTCAATTTGTTAAGACTGATTTAAACTTTAAGATATTTGCACCTAAATTAACCGTATCTGCCATGTATGAAAAAATGGCTAGGGTTCCTTGGGAAATTATGGATAGGCAAATAAATGACCTATATCGTAGTGATGCTTATATGGTTAAAGTATTTGAAAATAGAGAGCGCATGGATGCTGCTGAAAAGGCTTATGCTCAGCAATTGATTGCTAATGGTACAACCCCAGAGGCTGCTGCATTGCAGGCTGATATGGTATTTGCTGGTCAAGCAAGTATTAACTCTGTTTATGGTGTAATGAAATATGCAGATAATACTGAAGTACGGTCACAACTAGCATGGTCATTGCGTGGAGTGGGTCGCTTTAATAGAGCCAATGAGGACTTCTGGAGACGTATGATACGTCTTGGTTCCACAAAAACACCACAGGCTGTATGGCGATTAGGTCACTATCAGTTAGCAATGGATGGTGCAGGTTTTATTCACACTGATGATGATGGTAATAAATATGTTATTGTTCCAAATGATGGTGTAACTTTCCATACTCTTAACAATGTTTTTACTGCATTATTAAATCCATTAAATGTTGCAAGGGCTGCTAGAGATGGTGAACTAGATTCAATCTTTAAGCAACCAGAATATAATCAAAGAACACTTAAGATTTCTATGCTTAATCCATCATATACTGAGGGTTCTGGTGTGGTTTCTTTGCACGGAACAACCATGTCTATATCTGTTGCTGGGTTAAAGCAACTGTTTAAGGTGCTTAATTTTGAAAAACAAGGTGAAGAATTAGACAATCTTATTCTTGGACCGATGAGCGATAATCAAACACTTGCTCGTATGTTGCCATCTGCGTTACATAACATATGGGCTGGTATGGACCCAGAACATAGAACTGGTGCTTGGGCAACTGCTATTCAGCAGGCTGCAATGTTTATGCAATACAACGATAACACCAAGATAACTCCTGAAGAACTTCAAGACCCAGCAAAAGCACAAAAATACTATGACAGATTAGGTATTGGCGCTTACAATCTTCTTGTTGTTAAGGGTGGATTTAATACGCTTTCAGCCGTACCTATGGGTGACACAAGTGATGGTGTAAATCCATTACTACGTGGTGCTGGTATTATCACATTTACAGAAGAGTTCAATGACATACTACGAGCAGTAATAGATACAAATGCTGAGAATGGTTATCCATTGTCAGAACCTATTGCCGTGGCAGTGGCTATGTTTGTTGGTAGTTATCCAGATAGACTTGTATTTACTGTAGCAAAGGATAGCCTAGGGGCTAAACTATATGTTAATGCAGTTAAAGAAACAAAGAACTGGGTCTTTGACAATGAGAAAATGATTGAACGCTATAAGAGCGCAGCATTTGTCTTTGCTCCTAAGCCACAAGATGCAGAGTATGACCCTGCTACTGTTAGATTTTTACAGGCTAGTGGAATTATAGAACCAAAGAACAATCCATTTGTTACTGATAAAAATGCTGATACTCCATTGATGCGTTACATCAAGGAACTAGCATCGGTCAAAGACCGTGCAAAGTTCTATGACTTAGATAGAGAGATGAACAATCTTCTTACAGACCCTGACAATCCAAGACGTAATGACCCTGCCTATGCCTCAGAACTTAAGGGACAGGTAGCCTATCAAAAGGCTGTTCTAAAAGAAGGCAATCCAATGCTGGCTTATACACTTGGAACAAGTGAAGTAGTAACACGTGAACTACTGCAAAAGAACTTTAAAGATATAAAGTCTTTGATTACTGATGCAGACTTTACGTCTACTACGGGTAAGCCACAAAAGGGAAAGATTAACCCTAGTACTCAAAAGCAGATTAAGCAGATGCTTAATATAGCAAGCACAATGTTACTTGTATTTGAAGATGACAATATCCGTACACAGTCAACTGGTATAGATACACTTAATGTTGTCTACAAAGATGGTATTGAAAACTTAATGAAACTATCTCTTGCTAACCCATACGCAAGTATGGCATATCAAAACATTATCAAGCCACTACTAGATGATGTTTATAGAATACCAACGAAGGGCTTAAAGTAAATGGCTGAAAAAAATCCACTTAGTTACTATGAGGAGATAGCAAAGACTCAGTATCCTAAACTGACTCCTGCTCAGCAAAAGGCTAAAGCCCTTGAAGAATATAAAAGAAACCCTGAATCAGATTATACTGGGAAAAGAACAAACAATACTACAAGTGGAGAACAACTTACTCCAATTCCTAAGGGAACTAGAACTGACTGGGGCTCTTTTCTTAATGGAAAGATTATATATGTTCCAGCAACTACAACTGGTGGCGTAACTACTGAAGCATATGTAGCCCTACCTGCAACTGATACTAAGCAACCAGGTGTTACTGTCATTCTTAAGCCTAGTACAGATGGTAGAGGCTTTGAATTACAAGATGCAAATGCAGCAGCAAATGAGTTCTTATCGTACATTCCAAAGAATGATGAAAGTTATCTTTATGTAAAGCAAAAACTGCAACAGTATTACCCAGGTGGTATCAATGGAGCAGCATACAAAAAGTCTTTAACTCAACCAATAGGTGAGTCTGATATTGGCTTTATGACAGCCATTAAGAACTCTTTGAATGAAGTCAGTGCTATTAACTGGACTGCAGCAAGAGAGTTTGCACAGATTGACCCCGCTCAGCGTGGTACTAGTACTGCTAATCTTATTGGCTATAACCAATTCATAGATACTCGTCAGATACTTCCACCTAAAACAACTCAGTCTCAAAGGACTTCTCAGTTAACTACTGAGATGGACGCTAATGCAGAGTTCAATCGTACTGTCCAACAGTATATTGGTGACCCCAACCTTGTTGACAAAGTAGATGCATTACGTAAGGCATACTGGAATAAACTTCATAAAGAAGAATTACGAAGAATCTCAACATCAACATCAACTAGTGACCCGATTACTGGAGTTAGTATTTCTAGTGGTTTTAGTTACGCACCATTAACAGAACAAGACCGTATTGAAATGCGTCTTGGTTTAATTATTAATGGTGATAAAAACTCTAATAGCGTTGGCATTAAGAATGCAACACAAGAAGCCCTAGAAGAAGAAGGTGCTCTTGTTGGTGCTGCCTACGGCAAACTCAAAGAAGTTGCTGCTGACTATGGCGTTCAGTTAACTCATCAGGACTTACTTGGTCGTGTTTATAAGTCACTTAAGCCAGGCGGCGTTACTGCTGGTGTTAGTCCAACTAGCATGGCTACTGGCTTAGAGCAAGAGGCTAACAGTATTAAGCAGGCTGCTAAAGTTCACTTCAAGGGTTTAGCAAATTATATAGACCAAGGTCTTAAAGTATCTGACATCTCTTCTAACTTTCAAAGACTTAAGGAACGAGAGATGGGTCTTACTGATAATGCAGTAGACATCTACGATGACGATGTACAAAAGGCTATTGGTGGTCCTGATATTTCTAGCGTTAATGATTTTATATTAGGCGTTCGTTCTAATCCGCTATGGCGTAAGACTCCAAAGGCTAATGAAATGGCTGCAACATTTATTAATACAATACTCAAGAGTTGGGGCAAGGTAGGCTAATGGCACAAACTCCAGCACAATTATTAAAAGCGGCTAAAGCGCAACTTGCTAAAAGCAATGCACGTCTTAAAGCATTACAAGATGAACAGGCAATATTAAAAGCAAGTACTCAATCAAGTACTGTTAACACAACAACAATGGCTGGTATTGAAGCGGCATCACGTGGGGAAACAGGTTATGTACCTCCAGTTGATACATATGGAACTGCTAAGGTTGGCACTACTGGTAAAACACAGGCTCAAATAGATGCTGCTGCTAATGCAGCAGCAGTTGCTAAGAGTACTGGTGGGACAGTTGACCCTATTACTGGTTATGTTATTCCAAAAAAGAAAGTTGTTGTTGACCCCAATGTAACACCAGATGACCCAACTGATTATGTAGTTGATACATATACTGACCCTGAAACTGGTGACATTTACCAAGTATACAAGTCTGGTAAAAGACTTCTTTTATCTAAAGGAACTAAAAAAGCAGATGCTGATGCTGCTGCAGCCAAGGCTAGATATGATGCAGAACAAGCAGCAATTGCTAAGCAAGCAGCAGAACAGGCTGAAAAGCGTGATGCGTTTGCTCTCATTCAAGACACAATGCGTTCATATGGATTTACTGATGCTGAGATGTCAGAACTATCTGGCTTTATTGAGAAACAAATTATTGACCCTAACATTGGTCCTAACATGGCTATCCTTAACATGCGTAATCTTGGTGTGTACAAGGCTCGATTTGCTGGTAACGAAGCACTCGTTAAGGCTGGAAAGAATGCTCTAAGTGAATACGACTACCTACAGCAAGAGAATGCTTATGATGAATACTTTAAGGCATATGGTGTAGGCAACCTATCTACACGTGCACAGAAGGCAACTCTAATTGGTAACAGTGTATCCGCTCTTGAAGTAGATAAGCGTCTTAACCTAGCGGTTAAGCGCGTACAAGGTAGCGACCCAGAGATATTAAAACAACTGAAAGCATATTATCCAACAATTAATGATAAAGATTTAGTTTCATACTTCCTCAATCCAGAGGCTACACGTATTGATTTAGAAAGAAAAGTAACAGCATCTGAGATTAGTTCTGCTGCCGTAGGTCAAGGCTTTACAGGTGGTACTTCACTTTCTGCATTAGGTCTTGCTGACTATGGAGTAGATAGAGCAGCAGCCCTTGAGGGCTATGCAAACGTTGCTGCTGTACTTCCAGAGGCTACTAAACTCGGTAACATCTATGGCGAGACTGGTATTAAGTATGACCAGATGGCTAGTGAAGAAGAGTTTCTAAAGGCTAGTGATGCAGCAAAACGTAAGCGCACTACATTAGCATCTAAGGAACGTGCTATTTTTGAAGGTAGTGCAGGTAATGCACCAGGTGCTTACAGTACTAGTTACCTAAAGAAATCCTCAGCAGCAGGACAAATATAAAATAGAATCCTATGTGACCCACCAGCCCACATAGCGTAGAAGACTGGTAGTAAGAGCCAGGCTAGTTCCCCGACTAGAATCTGAGGCTTGCGATTCAAACGAATAGAAGGGTGGGTTGCTATGAGCAACAACTACTGGGATGAAGACGAAGACGACCTAGATACCGACAACGAAGTGCAGATGGATGGAAGTGACTTACTTAAAAAGTTACGGAAAGCCAAGCGCAACGATGAGAAGCGTATCAAGGAACTCACTGAGCAACTTGAGGGATTATCCAAGGCGCAGCGTGAGCGTACAGTCAAAGAGGTCCTAGAACAGAAGGGTGTCAATCCAAAGGCACAACGATTAATCCTAAAAGACTTGGATGATATTAGCGAAGAGTCAGTTAATAACTGGCTTGAAGATAATGGAGACTTGTTTGGATTAACCAAGCCAGAGGTAAACGAAGAGAAAGAACTAAATCGAGCAGCCTTACGGCAGCAAGATGTAGTTACTCAACTTGGTACGTCCCCTGACCGAGCAGAAGATTTATTGAGTCGAATTAATAATGCGGCATCCGCAGAAGAACTCAACTCTATTATTTTCTCTCAACAATAATTTACATAGTAATTTCACAACTCACCTAGGAGGTGAACAACAATGGCTAATGCATATACATCCTCTACTGGCAATCTCGCTGGTACCGCTGGTGCTGCAGGTCTCGTCCAAAAGGCGTATGACCGACTATTAGACTTTGCGTTGCGTTCAGAACCCCTAATTCGTAGTGTCGCTGATAAGAAGCCCACTAAGTTAGCAAACCCTGGCTCAACCGTAGTTCTACAACTATACGCAGATTTGTCTGAACAGACAACTGCTCTGACAGAATCAACTGAGCGTGACTCAGTACAGATTGCTGCTCCAACATCAGTTACTATTACTCTTGCTGAGTATGGTAACTCTGTCCTTGTTACACGTGCTTTGGAACTATTCAGCCTTGCTGATGTAGACCCAGCAATTGCTAACATCATCGCTTTCAACCTTGCAGGTTCAATTGATACAGTTGCACAGACTGAACTTCGTGGTGGCACAAACGTCATCTACGGTGGTACACGTACTAACACAGTAACAATTGCTGCTACAGATACAATCACTTCTGCTAACATCCGTAAGGCTGTTGCTAAGTTGCGTTCAGGTCTGTCAGTACCTCGTAAGGGTTCAATGTACTGGTGTGGTATTCACCCAGAAGTTTCACATGACCTTCGTGCTGAGACTGGTGCTGGTGGATGGCGTTTGCCTCATGAGTACAACTCAAATGAAAACATTTGGGCTGGAGAAATTGGTTCATATGAAGGAGCCTACTTCGTAGAGTCTGCTCGTATGTACAACGATACTGACGGTGCTTCAAGCGCCAAGGTATACCGCACAATTCTTGCTGGTAAGGAAGCAATGGCTGAAGCCGTTGCTGAAGAGCCACATGTAGTTATCGGTCCAGTCATTGACCAGTTAATGCGTTTCCGCCCAATGGGTTGGTACGGCGTACTAGGCTTCAAGCGTTACCGCGAAGCAGCCTTGTATCGTATTCTTAACGGTTCATCAGTCGCATAATTGATTGACTGAGGGGCAGGGAAAACCCTGCCTCTTGGTAAATTCATTAGGGAGAACAATGGCAACGTACACACTCGTAACACCAACCTTGGAACAAGGACACATTGGTATGCACCGTTTGTTCACACACTTTAAACAACGCACAAAGAGTTATACTATCATCTTAGATGCTGGTGTTTACTCGCTTATACAGTATCCAACCGAAGATGAGTTAGCAACTTACACTGCTTACTATATGGGTGGATGTCAACATACTGGAATTAGTGATGCTATTAGAACAGCAATGATTGCTGACGGCATTGTAACTTCAGCCAACTTTACGGTGGAATAATGGGACTACATCAAAGACAGACACATCCAGAATATGTAGAAGGTTGCTTTGGATGCAAGATACAACTTCTAGAATTATCTACTGGCGATGCCAGAGGTGATGTAATAGCAAGCGGCACCACCCAGAAAAAATGGAACAATGAACTTGAGGCCTACCGTAGTGCTAGGGCGCAGGGTATCCAACCTAATGGGACAAAGATAAAACAAATACAGGCAGCACACGAAGCATCTGAAAAGATAGGTGCAGCCTATGACGGTAACACAATGATACAAGCAAAAAAGATAGACAAACCAACAGCCACAGTAATGCGAGAACTCAAGGAAGCAGGAATACAATAATGCCAAAAGTCGGAAAAATGACATTCCCATACACAGCAGCAGGCGAGATGGCTGCAAAGAAAACAGCAAAGAAGACTGGTAAGAAGATGGTTAAGAAGCCTATGAAGAAGATGGGCAAGAAGAAGTAATGGCATCAGGATACTCAGGAGCCAGTGCGCCACGTACCAAAACAACGGCAAAGAAGTCAACAGCAAAGGCACCTGTTAAAAAGAAGGTGTTAGTAATGCCAGATAAGATTTCTCCATCTAAAATGACACCTGCTCAAAAAGCAAGATATCTTAAGAATCCAGAACGATACGACCAGTAACAAAGGTAGGGGACAATGGCTAAACAAAAGAAAGAAACCTTAGCAGTCGCTTGGTGCGACAATGGTATGGTAGATGGCAAGTTTATGGAAGGTGTTGTAGACACCCTGATAAACTCAGGCGTAGAGTTTTGTGGCTCGTTAAGAGCCCACGGTAATCAGATAGCACAACAGCGAGAGATGCTAGTCAATCGCTGGTATGACAATAATAAATCTGATTGGCTACTCTGGCTTGACTCGGACATTATGATTACTCCAGAGAAGTTTCTTAAACTCTGGAATCGTAGAGATGCCGTAGATATTCCATTGCTTACTGGTGTTTACTTTACAAGTAACGAACCAGAGCAACCATTGATGAAACCTCTAGCAACTGTGTATGAGTTTGCTGAGGCAGAGTTTGGTATTGGGATTAGAAGGTTAGACCCACTACCAAAGAATGCCTTTATAAAAGTAAGTGCTGCAGGTATGGGCTTTTGCCTAATGCACCGCAGTGTAATAACAAGAATCAAAAAAGCATTGCCAGGAGTTCCGTTCTTCACAGAGGTGGGTGCTAACAAGCAGTTCACTGGTGAAGACATCTACTTCTTTGCAGTAGTCAACAAGGCAGAGATTCCTCTGTGGTGTGATACCGCTGCAACTGTAGGACATATGAAGCGATTCAATATGGACGAGAACTACTACGATGCTTTTGGTAGAGGTAAGGGTTATGCAGACTAAATATCCTAACTGGTTTGAGATGACTGCAAAAGAAAACTTTGAGTCACAACTACTACCACTTGCTGGAAAGTTTGGTCTTAGGTTCTTACAGATTGGTGCCTTTACAGGCGATGCAACTGTATGGCTGGTAGATAACGTACTTGTTACAAAAAACTCTGTGCTAGAAGATGTAGACATCTGGACTGGCTCAGATGAAGAAGAACATAAAGATATGAATTGGCTAGATGTTGAGCGTGTATACGATTCACGGATTGCCTTTCGTCCTAATGTGATTAAGTACAAAATGGACAGCAAAGAGTTCCTTCGTTCTATTGAAGAACCAACCTATGACTTCATCTACATTGATGGAGACCATACTGCAGAAGGTGTACTACAAGATGCCGTGCTTGCTTGGAGATTACTCAAGCCAGGTGGGATTATGGCATTTGATGACTATTTATGGGAAGACCCTAGAGGTGTCGAGTTCCAGCCAGGCTGGTCAATAGATACCTTTGTAGGAGCAGTCAAGGACGAATCAGAAGTTCTATTATCAAACTCACAAGTATGGCTAAGGAAAAACAATGACAGCAGCCTGGACACGTAAAGAAGGCAAGAACCCTGCTGGTGGCCTCAATGCCAAGGGCAGGGCATCTTACAAGGGTGGCACTCTCAAAGCCCCTGTAAAGGCTGGAGACAACCCACGTAGAGCATCCTTTCTAGCACGTATGGGTGGAATGCCAGGACCAGAACGCAAGCCTGACGGCTCGCCAACAAGACTGCTTCTATCGCTTAATGCATGGGGAGCAAGTTCTAAGGCTGATGCCAAACGTAAGGCTGCAGCAATCTCTAAAAGAAACAAGGCTAAGAAATGAAGAAGAAATCTACAGTCAATGCTGCTGGTAATTATACCAAGCCAGGGATGCGTGCTTCTTTGTTCAAGAAAATTAAGGCTGGCTCTAAGGGTGGAGACCCTGGTGAATGGTCTGCTCGTAAGGCTCAACTGCTTGCTGTTCAGTACAAGAAGGCAGGCGGAGGTTACAAGTAATGGCACTGGCTAAATCTCAAAAGTCCTTAAAAGACTGGACTGCACAGAAGTGGAAGACCTCTGATGGTAAGCCATCAAAAGGCAAGAAGAGATATTTGCCTGCTGCTGCTTGGGCTTCTCTAAGCCCTGCAGAAAAAGCAGCAACTAATAAAGCCAAGGCTACGGGAAATGCCAAAGGTAAACAATTTGTAAAGCAACCCAAATCAATTGCAAAGAAAACGGCGGGGTATAGATAATGGCACTAGGTAAAGATGGTAGCAGTCTTACTGCAGAACTCAATCGCCTTGCTGGTACAACTGGCAAAGCAGACCAAGGTGCGGCAAACACTTATGCTAGTACTTCTGGTTTAGGTGTAAATGCAGCCCTTAACATTAAGGCTGATGCTTCACGTCAACCTTCTGCATACAAAGGTCTTAATGCTATTTGCAATGAACTTGCCTCTACTACTGGTAAGTCTGCAGTTGCAGCCCTAAGGAGCATAAACGTATAATGGCTACATTATTAGATATGATTGATGAAGTGTCAATGAACCTTTCAGGTTACACACTTCAACAGGACCGTGCTACTCACATTACCGCAGATGTTGCTGCAACTGCTTCAACTATTGCTGCACCAATTAGTCTATCTCTTGCATCTACCGATAGTGTAGGCAAGGGTATTGTTGAGATTGACGAAGAACTATTTTACGTAGATAACTATGACCGAGTTGGTAACACTGCAACTATTGCTCCCTATGGTCGAGCATATTTAGGTACTACTCTTGCTGCACACACAGCAGGTACCAAGGTTACTATTGCACCTACCTTCCCACGTTTTACAATTAAGCGAGCAATCAACGATACTATCAGCGCAATTGGCTCATCTATCTTTGCAGCCAACACAACTACAATTACATCTAACTCTGCAGTCTCAGCCTTTAGGTTACCTACTACTGGTACTACCCTAAACATTCGTAACATTCTTGCTATTGCATACCAAGCCTTAGGCTCAAGCAAGGAATGGATTCCTATTCGTAGTTATCGCTTTGATGGCAATGCCAACTCAACTGCATTTACTAGCGGTCAGACTGTATCTATCTATGACTATATCCCTTCGGGACGTAGCGTTCAAGTTGTGTATGCAACTGACCCAGTTCCGTTTACTAGCAATACAGAAAACTTTGCAACACAAACTGGATTGCCTGAGTCTTGTAAAGACTTAATCATTCTTGGTGCTACCTATCGCTTGCTATCTAACCTTGACCCAGCACGTGCTTCAATGGTTAGCCCACAGGCAGATGAGACAGATTCCAAGCGTCCATACGGTTCATCTCAATCTCTTACTAAGCAAGTTTACGCTTTGTTTAATCAACGATTAAATGAAGAAGTAAAGAGTCAGCAAGAAAAATATCCTATCCGTGTCCACTACTCCCTTTGATAGGCAGATAAATGACAACTAGAAAATACTCGTCCAGAGCACAGCAAACCACATTAAGTAGCAGCATCACATCTAGTGATGCAACTATGACTGTAGGTAATGGTGCTAATCTTATGGGTGGTAAGACACCTACAGTGACCGAAACATATACAGTTGTCATTGACCCTGATACGGCTCTTGAAGAAATTGTAGATGTAAGCAACTACTTATCAGGTAATACACTTACTATTGCTAGAGGTAGAGATGGTTCTACTGGTGTAGCCCACTCTGCTGGTGCCATTGTCCGACATATGGTTATTGGTCGTGACTTGCAAGAGGCTAACGACCACATTGAAGATTCAACTGGTATACACGGTATTACTGATACAGCGGCGCTTGTAACTTTAACAGGCGCACAGACTCTTACTAGTAAAACTTTAACTAGTCCTACTCTTACTACTCCAGCCTTAGGCACACCAGCATCTGGTGTTCTAACTAATGCAACTGGACTTCCAGTAGCAACTGGTATATCTGGTCTAGGTACAGGAGTTGCTACATTCCTTGCTACTCCATCCAGCACAAACCTTCGTGGTGCGCTTACAGATGAGACAGGTTCAGGTGCTGCAGTCTTTGGCACAAGCCCAACAATTGATAGCCCAACTATTACAGGCACTGGTGCTATTGCAGGTACATTTACAGGTAATCTTACAGGTAACGTAACTGGTAACGTAAGCGGTTCTGCTGGCTCTGCAACAGGTAATGCTGCTACTGCAACAGCCTTAGCAACTGCCCGTACATTCCAATTAACTGGAGATGTAGAAGCAAGCGGAGTTACCTTTGATGGTACTGGCAATGTAAGCCTAACAACAGTCATTGGTACTGGTGCAATTGTTAATGCTGACATTAATGCATCTGCAGCCATTGACAAGACTAAGATTTCAGGCACAGCAATTACTGCTGGAGATACTGGCACAGTTACTAGCACAATGATTCTTGATGGCACAATTCTTAACGCAGATGTTAATGCCTCTGCTGCTATTGATTACAGCAAGTTAAACCTCAACGGCACAATTACTTCTGCTGATATTGTTAACGGAACTATTGTTGCTGGAGATATTGCAGATGGAACTATTACTGCAGCAAAGTTGGTTTCTGACCCTTATGCTCGCGCTAACCATACTGGCACTCAACTAGCAGCAACTGTCTCAGACTTTGACACACAGGTACGCACATCTCGTTTAGACCAGATGGCTGCACCTACTGCATCGGTTGCACTTAACGCACAAAAAATTACAGGTTTAGGTACACCTACTGCTAATACTACAGATGCTGCAACTACTGCTTATGTAGATACTGCTGTAGCAAATCTTGTTAACTCAGCCCCTGGCACATTAGATACACTTGGTGAGATTGCAACGGCAATCCAAGCAGGCGGTTCAGTCTTTGATGCTATGGTACTTAAGGCTGGTTCTACAATGACTGGCGCTCTTGTTCTATCAGGTGCTCCTACAATTGACCTACACGCTGCTACTAAACTCTATGTAGATGGTGTTGCTGGTTCTGCTACTGCTGCTGCAGCAAGTGCTGCTGCTGCTGCCACAACATATGACAACTTTGATGACCGCTACCTAGGTGCTAAGTCAACTGCACCATCTGTAGACAATGATGGTAACGCACTTATTACTGGTGCTCTTTATTGGAACTCAGTATCTAATACAATGTTTGCTTGGTCAGGTTCTGCTTGGGGTTCTATTTCATCAACTGCAGCAATCTATCGTTACAAGTTTGTTGCTGCTGGCGGAGAAACATCAGTATCTGGTGCAGATGCTAATGGCTTAACTCTTTCTTATCTTGCAGGTTATGAGCAGGTATACCTCAATGGTGTACTTCTAGTTCGTACTACAGATTACACAGCATCTAACGGAACAAGCATTACTTCTCTTGCTGCTCTTGCTGCTTCTGACATCCTTGAGATTATTACCTTTACAGCATTTGATTTGGCTACAGCAATCCCTAACACAGTTATGGACGCTAAGGGCGACCTTATCGTAGGAACTGCAGCAGATACTGTAGGTAAAATTACTGTTGGAACTAATGGACAGTACCTACAGGCTGACTCAAGTACGGCTACTGGACTTACTTGGTCAACAGTATCTGGCTACTCAGCACCGACTCTAGGTTCAACATCTATTGCATCAGGTGCAACGGTAACAACAATCGCTGGTCTAACTTTGACAGCACCAACATTAACTGGAACAGTAACAGCATCAGGTGATATTAACCTATCTGCAGCAGGTGGTCCAGGAAGTTTAATTGACGAACTAACGCTCCTACTAATGGGTGCACTCTAACAACGAAAGGTAGTAACTAATGGCTACAACAACTAAGGTGCTTGCAAGAGCAGCAGCATCACTTACAACAACAACAACGCTCTATACCGTTCCTGCTTCTACTACAACAGTGGTAACTAACATTGCTGTAACTAATACAGCAGGAAGTGCTGGAACTTTTACTATATGGTTAAATGGTGTAGCGTTACACACAACATCTGCAATTGCTGCTAACTCAACTGCATACATTGACTTAAAGCAAGTACTTACTGCTACATCCACTCTTCAAGGTGGAGCATCAGCAACAACAATTAACTTTCACATCAGCGGAGTGGAGATTTCATAATGGCATCAACAGTATTTCCTGCTGCTAGTGCAGCAAGTAAAACTATGTTTCGCACAACACTAACATCTGGTACTTCTTATACCGTTCCTGCTGGAGTTACTTATCTTAATGTAATTTTATATGGTGGCGGTGGCGGTGGTGGCGGTGCTGCTTCTTCTGGTAGCGGTATAGGTTCCAGTGGCGGAACAACAACATTTACTGGAGCAACAAGTGCTGCTGGTGGAAATGGTGGACAAAGAGGCGATGTTGGCCAAAACGTTAATGCTGGTCCTGCTGCAGTTGCTAATTCAAGTATTGGTGGAAATGGTGGATGGTATGACAACGGTGGAAGTGGTCGAGGAATGTCAGGAGACCCAGGAAATATGATTGCTTCAACACTGTCTGCAACTGCAGGGGCAACTATTTCTTACGCAATTGGCGCAGGTGGTGCTGCTGGCACTCCAAGCACAAATAATTCATCAGGCGCTGGGGCTAGCGGTAAAATTATTGTTGAGTACTGGGCATAGGAGATAACAATGGAAAGAACATTTGCAGTTATTGAAGATAACAAAGTAGTTAACATTATTGTTGGCGTAGAAGATGAAGTAGTTGCTGCTAATCCTGGCAAGTATATTGAATATACTAACGGCTGGGATTACAACAACGGCATTGATGGTGGAGCATTCTTCCCAGAACCTGAGGTAACTAATGACTAAAGCCCGTGACCTAGCCAATGCCTCAACAGCATTATCGGCTGTATCAGCAACTGAATTGGCATTTGTAGATGGTGTTACCTCTGCTATCCAGACTCAGATGGATGCTAAAGCACCATCATCTACTGCAGTTACATTGACTGGCACTCAGACTCTTACTAATAAGACACTGACTAGCCCTGCACTAACTACTCCGACAATTAGTACAGCCACAACCAATGGTGATATTCTTTATGGAACAGGTTCTGGTGCTTTGGCTCGCTTGGGTATTGGTACTACTGGTCAGGTATTAAATGTGGCTTCTGGTGTGCCTGCTTGGGCTACCGTATCTGGTGCTCCTGATTTTATTGCTGGTAAGAATAAAATTATCAATGGCGACTTTACAATCAATCAAAGAGCATTTACTTCTGCTACAACGGCAGGAACTTATGGTTTTGATAGATGGGCTATAAATAGAAGCAACTCATCATTTACTTATTCTGCTCAAACTTTTACTCCAGGTGCAGCACCAGTAGCAGGTTACGAATATACTAATTTTGCGCGAGGAGCGAATACAACAGATTCATCAAGTGGTGAGTATTGCCTCATAAGTCAAAAGATTGAAGATGTAAGAACATTTGCTGGTCAAACCGTGACAGTATCTTTTTGGGCAAAAGCAGCAAGCGGCACACCTAAATTGGGTATGGAATTACGACAAACATTTGGTGGCGGGGGTTCGGCTGCCGTAGATGGAACTGGACAATCTGCTACACTATCAACTTCTTGGGCAAGGTATTCTGTAACTATTGCAGTTCCAAGTATTAGCGGAAAAACAATCGGCACAAGTTCATACTTAGAATTAATTATGTGGTTTAGCGCAGGTTCTACTTATGCAACTCGTTCAGGCAGTGTTGGAAATCAAACAGCAACCATTGATGTCTGGGGAGTTCAGGCTGAAGCAGGTTCAACTGCCACACCATTTACAACAGCAACAGGTACTTTGCAGGGTGAACTTGCTGCGTGCAGACGATACTTTTTCCAAACTGCTGGAGGCATCGGAAACATTTCAGGCAGTCAGGGTTCATTAACAATACAACACGCAGGTATGAGAACAGCACCGTCAGTAGCACAATCTTCTGCTATTACGGTAACAATTTGGGGTATAGGCGATTATGCATCAGGTGGCACAGTATCTTTAGGTTTTACAAATACGGCAGATTGGTCGCCAGTAACAGTTCCTAGTTTGAGCGGTTCACCAACTAATCAAGCAGTTTGTCAATGGCGTTCAGGCGGTTCAGTCCAATTTAGTGCGGAGTTATAATGATAACATATAAAGAAGTAACAAATGAAAACGGTTATACATATATTGAAAAGACAGATAATGATGGCAAGATTTGGTCAGTGCCAATGGACCCAGCCAACTCAGACTATCAGGCATACCTGGCTTCACTAGAAGCGTAAGTAATGTGTTACCAGTGTGGTAGTTGCTCTCATCAGCCTGCTCGCACAATAGATGATGCTATAGATAAAACAGATTTACTACCGTATTAAGGAGCAATAGTGGCAACGAGAGATATAACCGAAGGTAGAGGCTCTGCAACTGCCAGCATTGGTCGTGCTATTGCTGTTGACCTAGGTATTGTTTCATCTAGTTCTACTTGGCAGAACACTAACGAGTCATATGATGTGGCAGTAGGTGGACTTCCCTTCTTCTACGCTATCAGTGATGCTCGTCCATATATCCGCCAGACTGCACCGTTTCGCAAGGAACAATCAGATATTGGCACAGAACCAGGTGAGCAGTCGCTCACTGGTTTTTGGCTAAGAAGCCAGTCTTCTTTCCACAATGGCACAGGCATTAAGTTCTATGACCCATCTGCAGGTGAGACAGTTAACTATCGTTTTGCTGACTCAGACAATGTAGATGTGTGGACTAAGGGACAAGTAACTCTCCTCAAAGAGACAGCCAATATGACTGGTGTTACTACTGGTGTATACAAGGTGCTATCTATTGTTGATGGCTCTACAGATAAGATACTTGGTTGGATTCCAGCAAGTACAACCATAAAAAATTATATTGCTAGTGGTACTGCTGTTGAATATACACACGTAACTGGCATAGGAACACCATTAGATACTGCTATTCTTGCTATTGCAACAGATGGCACTAACTTATTTATTGCTGATAATGACCACATTTACACAGGTCCAATTGCTACACCTACTGCTGGATACTCTCGTTACTATAATACTGGTAGCGAAAAAGTAGTACTAGGTTGGGTTAAGCAACGTCTTGTTGCTTGTATTGGTGCATCTGTTTATGAGTTAACTAATACTAAAGGCTCAACTCACGCTCTACCAACCGCTACATACACTCATCCAAATGCTGACTGGACTTGGTCATCTATCTCTGAGGGTGGCTCTGCTATCTATGCTGCTGGTTATGCTGGCGGAAACTCCGCCATCTATAAGTTTACTCTGTCTACTGCTGGTGTTATGCCGACCCTGACATCAGGGATTGTAGCAGCGCAACTACCTATTGGGGAGATAGTCTACAAGATTGAGTCTTACCTTGGTTATTTGATGATTGGTACTAATAAAGGTATGCGTGTGGCTAGTATTTCAGATACAACTGGTGACTTGTCCTATGGTCCACTGATATTTGAAGACACTAATGGTGTCTATGACTTTGCATTCCGTGATAAATATGTTTGGGCAACTGGTACAATTGGAACATCTCCTGGGTTATATCGCATTGACCTAGGCACAGAGATTGAATCTCTACGCTTTGCTTATGCTAAGGACACATACCTTACTGGTGTTACTGGCTATGCTACTAGCGTAGATTTTATTGGCAACACTAACCAACTAGCCTTTACTACATCAGGCAGCAACGGCATAGCCGTTCAGTCAACCACAGTCTTGTCAACCACTGGTTCTATAACTACAGGTAAGATTAGATTTTCTACGCTAGAGCCTAAGAATTACAAGCGTCTTATTGCACGTGGCTCATTTACATCTGGTGAGTTTACGCTATCATCTCTTGCTACAGAAGCAAGTGGTAATGAAACACAGTATGACCATATCACCTACAATGTAGGTGTAGATGCAGTAGAAGTAACTACATCTCAGCCTGAAGTAGCCCAAGAATTTCTTGCTTACAAGTTTACACTTGACCGTGATACCACAGACACAACCACTGGTCCCACCTTTAAGGGGTATCAAGCCAAAGCAACCATTGCTTCTCCACGCAATAGAGTCATTCGTTTTCCTGTCTATTGTTTTGATATTGAAACAGATAGGTTTAATACTGTAGTTGGGTTTGAAGGCAGAGCCTTCGAGCGTATCCAATTACTAGAAGAGATTGAAAAAACAGGCGATGTTCTGACTTGGCAAGACTTGACAACAGGAGAATCACGACAAGCAGTAATCGAACAAGTTACATTCACCCGTATGACACCGCCCGATAAACGCTTTGATGGTTTTGGTGGCATCATAGAGATAACCGTAAGGACAGTATAATGCAATTCAAAGACTATCTAACAGTGGCAGTAGCCGTCATAGCAATCTTCTCAGCATTTGCTGGTGGCATTAGGTGGATGGTCAAACATTATCTTAACGAACTCAAACCCAATGGTGGTAGTTCAATGAAGGATTCTATGGCTCGTATGGAAAAACGTATTGATGATTTGTATGCATTGATTGCAGGTAAGTAATGGGATTCATAGTGCCTGAACCAATGTGGGACCCAGTAACACCTAACATTGACCCTAGTGATTGGGAAGATGAAGACGATGAGTAAAGCAACACCTGCTGCTATAGCAGTACTAAGACAAGCAACAGCCTTGCGCCCTAAGCGCAAGAAGGCCAGCGATGGATTACTACCATCAGCAGCGCATATGAAACAAAGCCCAACATCTGACCACAACACAGGGTTGGCTGTTGATTTAACTCACGACCCAGAAAATGGTATTGATTGTGTTGACATTTTTGAAAAACTTAAAGAAGATAAACGAGTTAAGTACCTTATCTTTCAAGGAAAGATTTGGTCTAAAGAAAAAAGCAAGTTGGGAAACAGACGGTACACTGGGTCTAATCCTCATAACAAGCATCTACATATTTCTATTGAGTCCACTATGGGTGCCGATACTTCTCCATGGTTTTGGTGGATGAATCAACCTAAGACTCTTAATCAAGTTATCGCATCACTAAGTTCTATCCCTGCAAAGAAAGCATATAAGACCGAAGTTTGCACCTGCTGTAAGTTACACGGGGCAAAGTCCTAATCCTATAGGAGGATATAATGGAGCAATTCAAACAACTAGCACTTACTTGGTTCCGTGCTGCCGCTGCTGCGGTAGTGGCTATCTATATGACTGGCGAGACGAATCCAAAGACTCTTGCTGCTGCTGCACTTGCTGGTGTGGCTGGTCCAGTCCTTAAATGGCTAGACCCATCCGCTACAGATTTTGGTCGCGGTTCAAAGTAATACCGTTTTAAGGGGCCTAGCAGCCCCGTAGAGACTAGAAGACCCCACTACCCTGTATTGACACAGGGAGTGGGGTTCTTTTTTTATTTCTCTAGTAGTTCTTCAGTGTCCCAGTTGAAGAAGTCAGGCTTAAGTTTGTTACGGTTTCTAAAAGACCACCATAGATTCTGGATTCGATAGATAAGTTCCTTGCCTAGTTCTCCTAGCATGATACCTAGTGCTATGCTAATATATAGTTCCATAGTTCCTCCTACTTGTATGTTAGATACATTGGTATTGGTTCGATATTAAGTTGTCGCCGCATTTTGTGGCGTTGATTCTCAGTAGTATTACCCCAGTAACCCATCACACTGTACTTCATTGCATAGTCAAGACATTCTTTTTGTACTATACATGACCCGCAAATCTTTTTAAGTGCTTTTAATTCAGGGTATGTGCCTTGTCCTTCTGGTACAAAGAACAAGTCAGTATCTGTTGACTCACAATTAGGTGTGTCACTGGGTTTATACATTTATCCTCCTGTTGAATAGAATCCACTGCCGTTAAACTTTACGGCAGTAGATGTCCAGATGCGTACCATTGTGTTGCCACACAAGGTACATGGCAGTGGTGCTGGGTCTTGCACTTCAAGTATTGTATTACATGTTTCACATTTGAAGTCGTAGTTAGGCACAGTCGTCTCCGTCTATCTCCGTTGGTGCGGTAGTTAATGTACCGCACTCAATGCATTCTTGTTTTAAATCATACCAGCCAACTGCTCTGGTTTTTTCGTCCCACATGACTATGACCTTGAACATCTTACACCCGCATATGCAGGCAAAGGTAGGCTCACCTTGAAGGTCAAACACTGGTTGAATCATCATCTCTATATGGCTTCCAGCCACCTAGTACTTTGATAATAGAGTTGACTGCTCGTTGTACTTTCATACGCGCACCATCTGGTGTGCTATCCATATCCTTGCTTAACTCTGTCCAGTCAGGCTGCTCAACGCTGAAGCGTAGCCGTAGTACATTCTGCTTGGCTTCACTTAGTTTGTTGTAAGCCTTTTCTATATCTGAGCGTAACGTTAGCCAGTTGTTACCTTCACTAAGAACACTGCTGCCAGAATTAGCATTTAGGTCTTGTATCTTGGCTGGCATTTCATATGAGTTACCAATGATAGAAGGTAAGAACGCTTCTATTACTGATGCATCATAATAATATAAATCAGATGATTGGTAGCCACTATGCTTTGCCTTCTCCCGTTCACAAAACTTAAGAGATGCGTTGCGTAATGACTTTGCTATTACTTTGTCGCAATCTTTCTGCTCTAGTGCAGACCATTCTTTGTACTTATGGGGATGACCGACAAACCATACCCACATCTCCTGTGCTATGTCATCACGCTCTACCATAGTATAGCGTTTGGCATACTCACTAGCGAGTTGCTGTACTAAATAATTATAGTTTTCAATGTAAGACATTAGGGAATGTGTACCTCACCATTGACGATAGGCACTGCAAATGGAGTAACTTTGCGGTTAGTCTCTACAAGTATGCCTATGCCGTGCTGCCAGTTGGCAGAACCTGATGTTAAGTAGTGAGCCTGTGACATATCCATCATGTGACCGACCTCTAACCCGTATAAAGTACTGGTTTTTCCATACATTCCTGATGTCTCATGTTGTAAGCCAACCCTATGTGTGTGTCCACACACTACTGATTTGCCTAGTCGTTTTGCTAAGTTAAGTGCAGTAGCACCAGGTGCACGGTTAAGTGCGCCTTCATCTCCGTGTGCCATTACCCAACCAGGTAATAGTTCCTTCATCTTATGAAGGTATGTGATACCCAACTTGTCGTAGCCTAGTAGTGTTTCAATCTTTAATGAATCAAGTGATTGAAATGCTGGTGCATACTTGCGTATGTATGTATCAATGCGGTCAGTATGATTGCTGCGTTGAATGACAAATGGCTTGTTACCTAATGCTTTACGGTAACTAGCCATTGTTTCGTGCGTTAAATCTATACTGTCTTGTAATGTTTCTGCATATTCACCCGCCATACCTTTGTTCCAACGACTAGGTTCGGGTGCATCTAGTTCATCTCCTACACACCAGAGTTCATCTGGTTTATAATCCCTGATGAATTGAAGTGTTGCGTCTACTATTCGGTTGTCTTGGTACGGAATTTGTAGGTCACTGAGGACTACTATCCGTCTGCTTCGCTGCGCCATTAGGTACGCCTTCCCATTGTCCACGTTGGACTAGTAAACCTATTATGGCATAGTTTGCTAGGTCAATCAGGGTATCTTCAATACTTTCGTAGTTCGGCGTGTCGCCTGTATCTACTAGGTTGTTAAGGCGTGCAAGTTTGTCGTACATGCGTACTCGTAGCCCATTCATGGCACCACCAGGTGCACCTGATATGTTCAGTGGGCCGTAGTCAGCATGCTTGCGTACTAGTACTGAGTACAGTTCATCCATAATCTGTGATGCGTTCTTAGGATTCTTCATCTATTACTTCTTTCAAGTGCTTGTCGAAGTTATGCATTGCTTCTTTAACTACCAACTCTTCCCATACTTCATCTGCTTTGTCATACTTGGAGGCTACTAGCAGCGCACCTAATGCCGTGAGGCACATGGTTGCATCTTCTATGTCATCTCTAGCCAGTGCCACATATATATCTTCTAGTGCTCCTAGGATATTGAGCATCTTTGTTTCTGAGATTGGTATACCAATAGAAAACTCTATGTGTTTGAGATGCTCCCAAAACCTATCATCTAATGGTGGAAATACATTGTTCGATTCGCTCATGTATCCAGTCGCTCCCCTTCTTGATTATCATGCTGTTTACATCTTCACCATCAGGCATGCTGATGATGTTGACATTGCCTAGTTCTCTGCTTATCTTCTTGCCGAACTCTAGTCCTGCTGCGTCTCCGTCTGCTAGTACTATCACTGTTTCAAAGTCATCTAATAGTTTAGCATAATGGGGCTTCCAGTTGTTAGCCCCTGGTATACCTACTGTTGGGTGTGGCATTTTGACTGACATCATGATGCAATCAAACTCTCCTTCGGTCACACATATGTATCTATCTGCTGCAAACAATGCTTGTGTATTAAACATAGTTGTCTTGCTACCTACTAAGCCTAGATACTTTGGTTCTTGTTCTGGAAGTAAGGCTCTGAATCTAATATCTACTACGCCTGATGGCGTGATGTATGGGATAGCCAGTCTGTTTTTATATGGCTCATGTCCTGGCATTGGGTCTTCTACCACCCCCAGATGAAAGATGTTGCCCTCTTCTACCGAGAGATGACGGCTTAACAGATACTCTGTTGCTAGTTCTAGCCTTGCTGCGTATTGCTGTGTCGCCAGTAGTAAGAACTGACGCTGCGAACTCGATAGCCTCACGGAAATCGCCTCCTTCTTTGTACATTATGAGCGAGTATACATCACCTTTAACTCCACAACCATGACATATGAATGCACCTTTGTCATAGTTTACTGCTGCACTTGCATGTGAATCAGAATGGAACGGACACTTCATCTTGCGCCAACCGTTACCCATAGCGGGTACGGTGGCGCCTATGTAGTGGAGATACTCTTCAATCTTTGGTTTGTCCAAGTGCTCTCCTTAATAAATCTACATACACATAGCCAGGCATAGTGCAGTACCAATCTTCAGGGCTTCCCCTACCCTTACGCTTGTGCCACACTACGCCTGTCCATGCTTTGTCATTAGTCATCTCGACTATTAACTCTTCTGTCCACCCCGCCAAGTCCATCTTGGCGTGGTTTTTAATCTCTATTGTAACTCCAGGTATACCAGAGATGTCACCTTTATCTAGGGTTGCACCAGCCAAGCGTCTGTCTACATAAGGGAACCATTGCTTGAGATACTTAACTACATCTCTCTCTGCCCCTGAGCCTTTCGCTTTGGCTGCGCTACTCATTCGTTAGGTTCGTCTCTAACTTCTGTTAGTTCCCAGCGTCCTGTCTCTGCTTTCTTTGCGCGTTCTTCTGCTATTGCTAACGAAGAAGCACGGATAACTTTTACTTTATACTGTGAGTATGTCACTCTATATTTAGGCATTATGTTGTCATCTCCACTTGTCTGTAGTCTCTTACTATATCTTCAAGATACATAGAGGCTGGGTCGAATGATAGTGATATGTATGTGCTACCGCTATGGTCTGCTTTGCCGTAACGATTCTTAACAGGTGCTACACATAGGTATACATCCTGTCCCTGCATCATCTGTCCTACTGTCAGTACCATTGCTGGTATCTGAGAGACCATGCCCTGTAATGCTGAGCGTGGTTGACATGGATAACCTAGTGCACCTTCTTTAGTATGATGTAATACTAATACGCATGCGTTAGTATCTCTTGCAAGATACTTCAACTCTTTCATTACTTGTCGCATGCCAGCAAACTCTTCGTGTCCATCTATCGCTATGTCCATAAGGTTATCTACTACGATAAGCGTTGGACTTCTACCCCACATAGTTTCAAATGCTGATACTTCATCATCTAAATCTTTGAGTGTAGGGCTAGGTTCGAAAGACCAATAGAGATTAGAGAACTCTCGCAAGAACTCTTGTGCTTTGGCTGGTTCTGTCTTGAGCATGTACTCAGCATGTGCTTGTGTTATCTTTGCTTTCATAGCAAGCAAACGCATAGCCATTGTATGTGCATTAGTATCAGCAGAAAAATATAATGTAGGTTGTTTTAGTCTTGCTGCGATATGTAATGCAATAGATGACTTGCCTGCTCCAGGTGTACCTGCAATTACAGTTACCTCTGCGCGTCTAAGTATCATACCTTCTCTTTGAAACCCTTGGAAGGGAGGGGCGAGTGGTTCGCCCCCCACTTCAGGCTTGCCTATACTACGGCGTAATGTTTTCATTTATGCCTTTGTTTGGTCGGCTTGGAAACTATTCCATTCTGGTTGATTCGCTTTGATGTATTGAGTGGTGCACTTAGTCATGTCACCCTGCTTAGCAGGACAGAAGTGGCCCTTGTATGGGCCAAACTTACCTGTTAATCCATGGATGCGTGTCATTGTACCGTGAGGACATACACGCTGACCATCAGTTACATTAGCGTATGCTGCTGGAACAAACGGTGCTGTGTGTGTAACAACATCTGTTGCACCGAATGATGTAGCAATTGCTGCCATTTGTGGGTTAGGTGGTACCGCTGTGTTGTTAGGCTTGACTGCTGCTTCTAACTCATGTACTGCTGATGATAGCGATGCTAGTGATAGGGCTACTACTTGGTCTAGTCCTTCACCGCTTTCGGCGCGAACAGTAACAAGAGAACCTGCTGCTGTCTTAACTGTGATGCTGATAGGTGCTTCGGTACTTGCCATTTATTCTCCTTGAATAGATGTTACTAGGGATTTTTTTCCATCTCTGAAGGTACGGACTTTCATTGCTAACTCTATACCTTTCCAACCTTGTTTGATGTCAACGAAATGCAGTTCACATTTACCACTACCTGCTGGTAGATGGACAATGATTCCCTTATCTTGGTTGACACCACCCCAACTACCACGGACTGCCGTGGCAGGGTCATACGGCAGGCCGTGCGCATACACGGCTAACTGCATAGCAATCTTGTTTGGATACGAGATACTGCCTGTCTTTAGGTCAGAGATAAACAACTCACCTTTGTATTCAACTATGCGGTCAGGTGTGCCAGCAATCTTGTACTTATCTAGCACACAAAACTGTTCAATGAATACATTGTTAAAGTGTTTAGTTGCATCAGCATACGCCTGTATGTCTGCAACATAATCTTCTGGTATCACGCCAAGGTCTTCACCTTTGTCGTGCTTTTCTGTCAGTGTGTGTATGGCTGTACCTATAGTAGCCTGTGCTGTTGCACCTGCTGCTTCCATTGCATCTTCAACTAACTTATCCATCTCTAACTTGTTGTCTCTCGCTGCACTTGCAGCCAACAGTAGGTCAGGACGCAATGTTAATCCTGCTGCAGCCATGCGTAACTTCCATGCTACTAATGCAGTGCCATCATCTAATGAACCTGCAACTGTAGTAGTGCGTGTGTATGGTACTGCTTTGCCACCCTTAGGTGGCACTACCATAGGTCTACCGTATCTATCTCTTGTTATTTCTACTGTCATAGTTCTCCCTTGTTAAGTAGATTAGAGGAGCAGGAACAAGGAGAGAACCAAAACCCTGCTACCTCTAACCTGCTCTCATCATAGCATGGTGTGACGGACTATGCATGATGATGCTGGCGTGTTGCGCCGAGTTTAGTTGTCTTCTTCTATATCTTCTAGCAGTTTATCTAGTAATACTTGTGCTTCTTTAGAAGCCTGTTTTAGTTTATCTTCTAGTTCTTTACTCATTAGTAATCCTCTTCTACATCATTAACTTCTGTCTGGTCAATGGTGTAATCACCATCATTGAACGATACATCTACATTGTCTACAAACATAGACTCTGCTTCATCTGCATCTTCTGCTTCTACTTGGAAGGTACCAGTGATTGTAAATGTACCACCATATCTTGATGTAAGTTTGTGTGAGCCAATGCGTTCGAGTAACTCATTGACATCAGACTTAGTGACTGTTTGCTCACCGTCTTCCCATTCAACTTCACTAAAGAAGTCACGGACGTTCTCTTTAATACTACGGATAGTTTGGTATTGCTGGTTGAGCAAGGTGTTAAGGTCATCTATTCCCTTTGCTTTGTCAATGTAGCGTAGTACTTCGCTTTCAGTATAGGTTACATTAGGTGTACCCTCTACTGTTGACATGATTGTGATTGTGTTCATGTGTTCCTCTCGTTGTTTGATGCTCCGTGTTCGCCACTGGCGGAGCAACCCAGTGAGGTGTCCCTTATATAGAAAAGAGATTAACGATATAAGTTCTGCGCTTTCCGCGCTATCGCTGCCTAGGCAGTATGCATACGGAATACTATACTAACAGAGATAAAGCCCTTGTCTTTATCTTATCATTGCGTCCACTTAGGGTGGCCGCGGCAAGGCGAGACGCGCCACCCGTAGCGTAGTGGTCAGCATGTTCTACTACTGCATGCCATGCACCGAAGGCTGTGCCTCTGATGTTTTCTTGTGTCTCTGACTCTGAGTAGATAGCCCATGCACTAGCACGGGCATCCTTTGCTATAGTCTGTTGCTTACGCTCACCTCTAGTTAGCATATCGTATGGCTTGTCTTCTACTATAGTAGGTAAAGGCCATACTCTTTTGAAGAAGTTAACTGCTTCTTGTCGTGTCATTGGTTTGCGTAACAGATTGTTAGCAACCAATTGATAGTCTGCTATAGCAGTGTATGTTAGGTTAGTAATGTTACGGATGTCTTTGATAGACAGTTCTTGATTAGTTGTGTGTGTCATGCGGTATGTGTACTCATTGTACTTTTTACCACTGTTACTAATCAAACCATTGATTTGATTAGCGCAGAACAAACGCTCAATGACTGGCTTAATTACTACTGATGATGAGCCATCATGTGATGTCTTAACCAATAGGAACGCAGCATGTGGGTCATTGGCTACCTCTACACCTTGTGGTAATTCAAGTAGCATCCAGATGTTAGCACCACCATTGAACTCACCTGCTGCTGTATATCGAGCATCACCTGAGTCTACTAGTGTATCTAATGCATTGAATACTTCCATGTTCTGCACCATCTTGTACTTGGTGCCAACAATACCAATGACTGTGTTGTTATCCTCACGGATAATAGCCTGCTTCTTATACACATCTATGTATGTGGCTGGTGTTACACCATGCTCATCAATACTTAGTGGTGTTGCTACTGCTTGTAGTTCACCTGTTCGTACAGTCCAGTTAAGTCCTGCTTGTGTTGCTGCATCACGGGCAGAGGTAGCCTCAACTGCAGTGCCACCTCTTACCCATGCTGACTTGTGTTTAGTTGCTATTGTCATCTGTCCCTCCAAATATGCCTGCTTTTACGCGTGGATGTAGTTCCAAGCGCATGCTATTGAATGCACCTACAGGCCAGTTAGTTTGGAACACTCGGCTTAATAGTGTTGCCAATGAATAGCCTTGTGCTAGTGCTGGTTTCAATGCTTCATCTGCTTTACCATCTTGATGCTTCTCATAGTATGTAAGAGCAAGCAATGTAGTAGGTGCAGCAATGTACTTGCTAGGTGCATGCTTTGTTAAGAACTCAAAGCATAGTCTAGCCTTCTCTTCTGCTGGGTCATACATTCCTAGTGCATAGTCACGCACTTGAATATCTTTGAGTGCCAGTATAACAGCGGCTGTTGTGATAGATAGTTCATCTTCACTTGTTTCTTTACTCAAGTCAAAGTTAGTATAGAAATCTTCTACTAACCTAGCAGCGCTTTGCTGTTCAGGTGTACCAATCTCAAACTGTCCATGCTCATCTTGACTAGACAGTTTTTTGATTTGTTCTATTCTTGATTTGATTATGGTTTTATTCACTTGCTTCTCCCTTGTTTAGTCGTGTATCTATCCATCTATGTATAGACATGGTTGCCCCATACATAGTTACTGCATCCTGCACCCAAAAGAGTGCAGCATCATCGTTATCTGCTTCTACTTCTATCTCTACTTGTACTATGTAACTAATACCAGCCATGTTTTCTCCAATGTGACCACGCAATTGATGGCTTATCATACCTATGTACTACATACTCCAGCCCCCGCGCAACTTGTTGCGGGGCTGGGGTACCAGGCTTAGTACCCAGTACTTGTGCTATGCCATAGGCTGTTGAGTTAGGATTGTCTGCATCATGTTTCCATGCTGACTCTTTACCCCATAGTTTCATCAGTGCTTTATGTTCACCTCTACCCCAATCGGGGTACCACATCTTCATGTATGACAGAGCATACATCTTGGCTGCATATGGTGTCCATACTTTAGGTAATCGTTGCTCGTTATAGCATAGGTCATTGACATGCTGCGAGTAATACTTTAATGGTAAACCTACAAGAGTTGTTAGTGTCAGCAGTATACTGCTACCAACAGCAATCCATTTTCTTATCTTACTCATTGCTATCTCCTTAGTCTTCGCTCCCATACATGCGGTCAGGTTCACTGTTACAGGTACATTCTATCACGTAGTTACCGCAGTACTCGCAGTCTCCATCTTTATCTAGTGCAGTGTCATCTTCTAATGGTGGTTCATAACTCATTTGTTATTACCTTTCTAAACATCTGACTCCACCATCCTAGTGCAGTGCAGTCATTACAATAGTATTGTCCTGGTGTATCGCTGCATAACCAATGATGTTTATGCTTGCTCATTGTTAGTTTGGAATGACTTGCGCCATGCCCGTAGTCTAGTCTTGAGGAATCTATTCTCATTCAGCAGTTGTATGTTAGCATACAACATAATAATTATTAGTGTTAGGCTAGTACCTAACGCTATAGTTATAGCAATTATATCACCTTGTGATAGATACATAATGTTCTCTCTCTCTTGTATGTAGTGTGTATAAATATAAAACTTGTGCATTGCTGCCGATTACTTTTATTGGGTTACTGAAGAGAGGCAGGGATGGTTAGTCCCTGCCTCTATCTAATCAGACTTGCTCGATGTCGAGCACTTCTAGTTGGTAGCGGAACTCGTCTGCTCCGCCTGTCTTGGACTTAGCAACCCATTGGGTTAAGCGTCCTGTCAGTGTGACTGGTGCTGATTCTGCTGTGCCTTGTCGGGCATTGTCTAGTGCTACTAACTCAGCAATGATTGCTGGGTCTGTTGCTTTGAAGCCTACACCTACGATGTATCGTGGGTTACCGCTTGCATCTCCGTTGCTCATGCGTGCAACATCTCGCTGGCTAATCCAGCCTAGTAGTTGCGTGCCGTAGTCGTTAGTCTTGAGGCTCTTGTCTGTGAACGCTTTGATTGAGCCACTAACTGTTAGTGTATTTTGTAACATGTTTTCTCCTTGTTGTAGTTAGTTGGTCAGGGTTACCCCTGTCAGAAGGACAGGGGAACCCTGCTTCAGAGATTGTTCTCTAAAGGTTTGTCGCAGACTTGGCAGTCATTGAACATTTTGGGTGTGAGCAGGTTGCACCATTGGCACTGTGTCTCACGCTTGTACTGTGTGTAATCATCTAGTTCCCATAGATTATCTAGCACTCCTCCGTCAACGAGTTGCACTATTGGTGGGCTGTACTCATGTCGTGTTAGGTAATCTTCTTCTGGCTTCTCGAATTGAACTGATAGTTCAATGAGGTGGAATGGGTTGTCATCGTCCCATTTTTCTGTCATCTTAGCAACCCATGATTGGGGCTTGATGTATGTTTCTGATGCAGTCCAGTCACTACCGCTTGGTTGTTCATCGGTGCGTGACCACTGATGTTTGTATTGCATGTTGCCTCTGTCTACTATCTCGTAGGCTATGGCATCATCTCGTCCTTCTTGTTCTTCGGTGCATTCAATGCACCTGTATTCTGGACTATACTCACTGACTAGGGCGCAGTCATAACATGTATTGGATACTGATATGCCCTGAGATTGTGCGTATTCACTCATTTTGTTAACTCCCATTCTGTTGTCCACATTCTTTCTTGGTCTCCGTAGTAGCAGTATAGACATATGTATTCATTGTCTGGTAGTGCTACCATATTGTCACCGAGCCATCTGTATTTGGACTTGCATTCCACGCATGTGTATTCACTCATCATCTTTCCTTTCCCATATTAGTGTCCATCCGCTTATTGGTTGTTCGTATATAGTTTTGCTGTTGTCTGGTGCTTCTGACATTATCCGTGCCATCAGTCCGTCATCGGACATGGCACGGCGTAGCATTTTCTTGTGGTCTTCTGGTGTCATGAGTTCTCCTCTGTTTCTTGCATTGGTGGTATGTTCATGAGTACATCCATGATGTACTCGTTGGCCTGATAGCGGGTGATGTCGCCTAGTTCTACAGCCTTAACTATCTCATAGATAGCAAGGCGTGGTGATACTTTTATCATACTTACAACCTTTCATAGTAGGAAACCAACAAGGACCAGACCAACATGCCCCCGCATTTTGGGGGCATGTTAGCCTGTATCTTTTAAGCCTTGACCTTCTGGTTGGTGTAAGGCATCAACCAGTCTTTCACGATAGGCGTGGTCCGATTGATAATCTTGGTAGGGATACCAGCACTGCGGGAATGGCCCACTGTATTCATAGCACCACCAGATTGGTTCATCACGAACGCGAGCACGAAGTCCGCACCGAGGTCTACCATTAACTTGTTGCGCTCGAAACCAGCGCGAGGGTTGTACTCACCTAGCCCGTCTTGGCCTTTCCAAGCGAGAGGGTGAAGTTCTACAGACCAGCCATACTCAAGCGCGATGTCTTCGCACTGTTTGTCTGCCCCACGGGGGCAGTTGCCACTGACTAGGACAACATTAGAACCTTCATGCGCTTGCACTATATCGAACTCGTCACGGATAGCCTGAGTATCAACCCAAGAGCGTGAACCAGTAATCAGCAATCTAAACATTTCAAACGACCTTTCAACAGATAACACAAGGAAACATTCCTTAAATATCAGACCGACATGGAGGAGTGAATCGTCAAGCGTACTTTGCTTGACGAGAGGGGAATCCATGACAGAACAACAGACTACGCCAGCAGTCTTTAGTAGTAGACATTAATTTATTAGACTGCCCCCACCGTTCTGTTTTTATTTCGGTGGGCAGACAGTACCTACAGACAGCATGACCAGTCTACAGTTCTGTCGGCAGACTATTAATAAATCTAGGGGCGACAGACCCTAGGTTTATTAATCTGCTTGGTCCTTTGTATAGGTATCTCTACTAATATATTTCTGAGGGTATAGTGACAGTGCTCTGAGCAGGGCTTTTACATATCTGATAAAACTCACAGGATAAAAAGTGTTCGTTTTACCTGTTTGAACGGATTAAGTATATATAGAGATTGTTTTTATTTTACTATGTACTGCAAGGCTTTTTGGAGCCTTGCTAGACTGTACAGACTAACTGTACAAACTGTACTTAATAGGCGGGATA